CGCTGTCTTAATCTCGCCGCCTGATGCCAATAGCAGGTTACCAACTGTGACATTGCCTGCTAGATATGCGGCCACATTGGTGTTGCCGTAGTTTCCTACTGTGCTTAGAATATTTACACCATTAGCAAAGTTGTATCGATTGGCGTTGAGAGTACCATCCGATCCAAATGTTACATAATTACTCTCTCCATTAAAAGTAGTAACTGTAAAGCCTGTGTTTGCTGCCACGAGTATGGATTGGTTAGTATAAACGGTTCCGCCCGGAAATGTTAAATCTTCGTAGCTGCCATCAAAAGTCCAAGTTTTACCTTCGGATGTTATTAGAAATTTTTCAGATGCGGTTCCTAACGAAGCGCCATAGTACCCTTCTGATGGAAAAACAATTGATGGAGAACTTGATGGTGCGGGGTCAGCATCAAAATTCACCAACGGTAGTGTCAAGTTGCCGGTAGCATCAAATGTCCAGGAGTATCCGGACTTGACAATGTTGGCAGCAATGTTGCCAGTGTAGGTTGGCAAGTATGCGGCCACATTGGCATTACCATATGTACCTGCCACTGTGCTCAAGATGTTGACACCGTTGGCAAAAGTGATGCTGCCACTTGACGGTATTACTATGTTTGCACCACTGGCAGCACGATTGAATGTTGCAATAGTTGATATCGTACCATTGGGATTTTCTGCAACGGTGATACGCCAATAGTCACCATTTGAATCCACACTAACAACTGTGAAAGTAGTTGCGTTTGCAGTCACAGTCCATGTGCCACTTCCCAACAATGTGTCGAAGCCTGCAGGCAGACCAGTTTTTGCAATTTCAATATGGTAAGGCTGAATGAACCTTATTGAGTTGATTGGTGCAGTGGCAACAATTGAGATTGGATCACCATTGTAAAACGCAAAGCCCGCAATGGTAGACAAGTTGCCCGGGACTGAGATGTTGCCCGGGAATGTAGTAGTGCCATCATTGCCAAACTGCCATTGATATGTATTGTCATTAGTGTCTGTGTATATATTGACAGCGGCGTTGGCTTCAAGACTAATTGCATCGTCACTGCCAATGTCTACGCTGTTGCCGCTGGTGTTGATCACACCTGAGTTGGGAAATGTCAGTACACCGTCCGCACCAAACTCCCAGGTGTATTGTGATCCACCAATGGCACCTGTTAATATTTGTACCGTGCCCGGAGTTGACCCAGCTGGACTATTAACTACTACTGCCGCAATATTTGATCCAAAAGGATTTGATAATTCGTTTTCAGTCCATTGTAAACCGGTTGAGCCAGTTACTCCTTGTGCAAAAACGGCTAAAGTGGTATTGGCACTTCCTAGTATAGCATCAAGACCGCCGCCAAGTATGTTGCTTGCTATAGTGATATTGCCACCCGGGAACGTTAAGCTACCGTCTTTATTAAAATTCCAAGTATAACTCGCACCGAAGTTACTAAAGTCACCTGTTCCAATTTCTACATTTCCTGCTGCATTCCACAAACGTGTATCAGTCACATTAGCTGAAGTATCGTTTGGTAATTGTAAATATGCCCATCCTTCTCCATTGGGACTAATGTTTATATAAGTGTCTGCTGCTTCTGCTGAGCCTTCATCTAGTCCTATTGAGGATCCAGAGAATACAATGTTGCCAGTGTTGGCTGCACCACCACCACCTAATACACTCTCACCGTTGCTGTCCAAGATGTCTCCGCCCGCTGGTAGTGTTAGATTGCCATCTTGACCAAATTGCCAAACAGATTGATTTGCTGTGCCGTAACTTGTGCCGATTTCAACATACAAATCATCGTTTATCTGTATATATTGCTGACCGTCTTGGCTGGAAATACCGCCAGTACCGTTGCCGGGTGTTACAAACCAACTGTCGTCGTTGATGCCACCCGGGCCACCTGGATAATTTGATATTCGACCACCAGTTGATAATTCTAAATTGCCATTTGCAGTAAAGTTCCAATTGTGTGTATCATTTGTCTGTATTACAAGTTCGCCGCCCGGATTAGTGCCATTGATCTGGGAAATAAAACCTATTGTGGCGCTGACATTGGCAAATGTTGCTGCATCTGTGGTGTTTAAATTTTGATTACTTAGTATACTTCTACCACTGGCATCGTTGATGTTGCCATTGGTTGGTAGTGTTAAATTACCAGTTTTGTCAAATACCCAAACTCTGCTTGGATTAGGTCCACCGTCGTTGTAAGCAGTGATATGAAGTTCACCGTCGGAGTATCCAGTAACACACGCGGCATAATTTCCATTGTCATAGTAGTTGGTTAAACTAGTATGCCCACCAAGTCCGCCGTCTAGTGATGTACCCCCTTTGGTAGAACTAATGCGTCCGCCAGTTGGGAATGTTGTAGTACCATCTGTGCCAAACTGCCAAGAGTAGTCCCCGTCTAGTGGGTTAATGAACACATTACCGCCAGATTCAACTGTTAGATTTGCAGTTGAAGTCATGGTGGTATCATAAAAAGAAATGTCGCCAGTGTCAGCACCGCCACCACCACTGACCACATTGCCACCTACCAACAAGCTGCCGTTGCTTACTGTGATAGGAGTATTACCAATATAGATTGTGTTGTTGCTGACCCACAGGTCTTTCCATTGATACTGTTCACTGCCCAACGAGTATGTGACATTGGCACTGGGCAACACGTTACCAAATCCTGTGGTAATGGGGGGATTGGCATCAACCCAAGCGCCATCATAGTACACATATAATCTACCACTAATATCATCATACCACAATGCACCCACATTGGATATGTCTGGTGGGGCATCGTCGACCCAGGCGTCACTGGTTGGCCCTGGTTGAGCTTCAAATGCTGCTATGGTTTGATTTAATGTGTTGATATTTGCATTGAGTGTGCCCACTGTGATATTTACTGCTGTTTCAAATGCACCAATATTGGCACCGAAGGACTGCACACGATTGTTAGTGGCAGTTTCAAATGCACCAATGTTGGCGTCTAAAGAAGTGATGTGTGCTTCAACGTTGGCAACATCAAGGGACAAATACGCAACATTTGCGGCCAAGAACAAATCACCTGATGGACTAGCATCTACCCAAGCACCATCATAGTACACATACAATCTACCACCAACTGTGTCATACCAAATGCTGCTTTCTCTTGGGTTTGGCGGGGGAGTTGCACCAGAAGCAGATGATGTTGATAAATGTCCGCCAGGAGTAACGCCATCATGTACACGGATCGTAGCAAAGTCTGTATCTACAGTAACTTCGCCCAATGGCCCCACATACGTGGAACTAACTGCTGAATTGCCACGTTTTAATAATACTTGTTTGCTGTAATTTATAGTCATTATATTGTTCCTGCGTCTAATACTTCATCGCTGTCTAATTGTAGAGGCATACTTTCGTACCATCCTGGTAATACTTCTAGATCAACTGCTGCACCAAAGTTAGCGTCTGTGTAAAGTGGACGTTCTGCGTTTGTGCCCTGATTGATCAGTTTAATTGTGATCTTGTATCGGCGTTGATCCAAGCTGTTGACTACGTCACGGGGAATAGTCACTGTGCCCTGCCCTTGGGCAACATTGGTGATAGTGACAGCCAAGCTCTCCATGCTGCCCTTTGCTTCAGGATCTTGTATATCTAACTGCACTAGATAGCCAGTTACGTCAACGGGCTTTTGATCTTGATTTTTAACTACTACTTGTAAGGGGTTGTCTATGCCTTGATAGACTTTAATCGGACGGCTGTACACGGGTCTGTTCCTTGGCGAAAAAATCGTGGGGTCTAGAAATTGAACCATCACGATATTTGGATATAAATAACTTTGAATTTGTTGCATTATGTATTTATAAAAAATCTTGGAACCAAACTACACACAACTTTTAGAACAATACCCTTTCCTAACATATCTAGTATATGGGGGCAATGATTACATTGGGGTAGTTCAAAACGTGGATGATTTAATCACAACTATCTACGATTACGGTGCTCTCAAGAGCTTGGAACAGAAGAATCAGTTCATTTCGCTGGCTGAAACTTGGTGGTGGGAGTCTAACAGGCTTGTGCCCATTAACGTGTTTTTACGGGAGGATTGGTCGCCGTTCAAGCCCGTTTTAAA